GTTGGAGACGATCAAAAGGTTTCTTCGATATCCATTACTAATGGTGGAAGCGGTTACACATATGCTACAGTCGATTTAGAGGCAGTTGGAGTTGTTAACGGATCTTCTGATAAGAATGCTGAGTTTAACGTCATTATACCGCCTCCTGGGGGGCATGGATTTGATATTTACCGAGAGTTAGGTGCTGATAAAGTTTTAATTTATTCTAGATTTGAAAATGATTCTTTAGATCCAGACTTTATAACTGGCAATCAATTTGCTAGAGTTGGAATTATTAAAAATCCAACATTTTATAATTCAACTTCAACGTTAACGAAACAAAAAGCCAGTGCTTTATATGCATTAAAATTGACGGGTCTTACAACATCTACAACATATACTCTAGACTCTGAAATTACTCAAACAATCGGAGTTGGATCTACAGCAGTTGGAAAAATTGCTAGTTGGGACAGAACAACTGGTGTTTTAAAATATTGGCAACAAAGATCGCTTGGCATTTCTACTAGAAGAGATGCATATAATAATCCAATACCACCAAAATACGGATATAACTTACAATCTTTCACTGCAACTCCCGACACAGGAGGTTCTTTGACGATTTACGGGGGTAGTAATAACTTGACAATTCAAGATACTTTTGGGACATCAAATAATCCTGGGGTATCTACAGTAATAAATAACACTACTTACCTTTTAGGTCAGACATTTATCGGAGGATTATCAAACCCAGAAGTACAAAAATATTCTGGAGATATTCTTTATGTTGATAATAGACCCTCTGTAATTCGATCTTCAAACCAAAAAGAAGATATTAAAGTTATATTGCAATTCTAAACACCATGCCACAGGAAACCAATTTAAACAGAACCCCATATTTTGATGACTTTGATGCCAAAAAAGATTTTCATAAAGTTCTTTTTAAGCCTGGGTATTCAGTACAAGCAAGAGAATTAACAACTTTACAATCCATACTTCAAAACCAAATTGAAAAATTTGGACAACATTTTTTTAAGGAAGGATCTAGAGTTATTCCTGGGGCAATAACTCATACTTTAAATTATAGAAGCGTGCAAGTTGAGCCTGAATTTTCTGGTTTGCCTCTTAATCTATATCAAACAAGGTTGGTTGGAAAGGAAATAAAGGGATCGACAAGTGGCGTTACTGCAAAAATTAAAAATGTTGTAACAAATTTAGATACGGGCAATATTATTCTTTTTATTGACTATAATGAATCTGGTAGTAATTTTAAAGAGAATGTTTTTAGGGATGGAGAAAATTTAACAACTTTATCTGATATTAGTTTTGGAATATCAAATATAATTCCATCTGGGGAAGACTTTGCAAAAACAATAAATTTAAATTCCACAAATGTTGGATCGGCAGCATTTATTTCGGAAGGAATTTACTTCATTCGTGGATATTTTGTAAGAGTTTCTTCGGAAACGCTTGTATTAGATAATTTTGACACAAAACCATCATACAGAGTGGGTCTTTATATAACTGAAGAGATTGTTTCTGCAGATGTGGACGAAACTCTTTATGATAATTCTAATGGATTTTCCAATTATGCGGCGCCTGGTGCGGATAGATTAAAAATATCAACGACTCTTATTAAAAAGCCTTTAGATAACTATGATGATGCTAATTTTATTGAAGTTTTAAGACTTAATAGTGGTGTTGTTGAAAAAGTTGTAGACAAAACAGAATATAGCATTATTGCAGAAGAATTAGCTAGAAGAACTTATGATGAATCTGGAGATTATTATATCACGCCATTTGATGTTTATCCCAGAAATTCATTAAATGATAGGATTAGCAACAACGGTCTTTTTGTTGAAAATCAATTAACACCCTCAGGAAATATTCCTTCAGACAATCTTTTAACATATAAAATTTCTCCGGGAAAAGCTTATATTAGAGGGTTTGAAGTAACCAAAGATTCCCAAACATTTATTGATATTGACAAACCAAGATCAACTAATAGTATTGGTTTAGAGGGAATATCATTTAATTGTGGGCCATCTCTTTTTGTAAATAATGCATATGGACAACCAGATGTTGGACTTGCAATTACGAATTACATAAGTTTAAGAGATTCAAGAATGTCAGCAGATAAGACAATACCTGCTGGTAATGAAATTGGAATTGCAAAAGCATACGATTATAATTTTGTCAATACTACTGGCATTACAACAACTTATGAATTAAGAGTATTTGATATTCAAACTTTTACGACCATTGGACTGAGTACTAATATTACTCTTCCAGTATCAGCATTAATTGAAGGGAAAACAAGTGGAGCAAGAGGATTTTTAAGATCAACAGCATCTAATTCAACAACTTTAACTCTTCAAGATGTTTCTGGTAGATTTGTAAAGGATGAAGGAATTGTCGTAAGTGGAATTTCTACTTATGGACAGGTTATAAAATCTATTAGAGATTACAAATTATCTGATGTATATTCAGCATATTCATACAGATCTACTGCAACTAATACTGCAGGATTTAACGCAGATTTGGATTTAAGTGGGCAGTTTCAACCAGCACTCAATATTCCAAATGAATCTGTATCATTAACTGTACCTTCATTTACAATAAGTGCTAAAGATCCAGATAGTGGAATTTCTACTGTCACTTCAACAACGACAAACTTTATTGGAATTGCAACGGTCGGAAATATTATAAGTTACACCAGGGCAGGATTTTCCACAATTACATATAATAAAATTTCTTCAATTTCTTCTGATGGCAAAAAAGTTGATCTAACATCAATCACAAAAGTGCCTGGAATTTGCGAAGGAGACACAACTCCAGTGCAAATTAATACTTCGGAGTTATCAATCAGATTTTCCAAAATTACAAATATAGACAACCCATCTCTGACAGCTCCCCTTTCGAAAAATAATGTTTCTACTATTGATACAGAAAATACAGATCTTTCATTGAAAAGGCAATATAACATTGCATCTTTTAGCTCAAATTCAATTACGGCACCGACACTTGAAACAGATTATACGTATCAACCATATTCAAATGAAAGATATGTTTTAACATATAGTAATGGATTTGATGAGACTCTTACGGCAGATCAATTTGTTTTTACAAACGGATTTAAAAATTTACAAATTAAAAATCTTTCAATCTCAAGTGGATCAAATGCAACTTTAATTGTTAGTGTCAAGAAGGAAAAAGTAAAAGAAAAAATTAAAAAACTTAATAGAGTCAATTCTATTACGGTTAATAAATCTTCAAAAAATTCTTCTGGGGTTGGAAATACAACATTGAATGATGGATTAGTCTATTCACAAATATATGGCACCCGTGTACAAGATAAAGAAATATCTTTGAATGTTTCTGAAGTAACAAATGTATTGGCAATATTTGAATCTTCCGATTCAAATGCTCCGGTTATTCCTTCTATGACTTTTGTAGCAGCATCTTTAACGGGCCCAAATAAATTGGCCACAGATGTTATTCTTGGAGAATCTATAATTGGATCTGAAAGCAATGCTGTTGCGACAGTTGTATCAAAATCAACAAATTCCATAGAATTTGTATATAAAAATGATTCTAAATTTGTTTCTGGAGAAATTGTTGCATTTAAAGAATCTCAAATAAACGGAACAATTAATACAGTTGCAATTGGCGATAAAAATTTACTTTCTAAGTATAAATTAGATTCTGGTTATAGAAGTAGTTATTATGATTTTGCAAAGATTGTCAAAATAGATCCTAATTTCAATCCTACCAAACAACTAAAAATTTTATTTGAGAATTATTACGTAGAATCTTCTGATGTTGGGGATGTATATACTGTTGATAGCTACCCAACAGATCAATATTCAAAACTACCATACCCAAATAATGGCACACAAAAAAGATTATCAGATGTTGTTGATATAAGACCCAGAGTTTCTTCATATGATTCTTCTTCACAATATTCTCCTTTTGATTTTAGATCTCGCGTATTCACTGGGGCTGGGCAAGCATCAAATTATCAAATTTCTCCGAATGAAACATTTTTAGTAAGTTTTTCTTATTATTTGCCAAGAATTGATAAACTGTTTTTAAGTAAAGAAGGGGTGTTTCAATTACAAAAAGGAGTTGCCACTGATAATCCAAGTGCTCCCAAAAATGTTGATGGGTTGTTAGAAATTGCAACCATATCTTTACCAGCTTATCTGTATAATGTCACTGATGCAAGCATTTCATATGCTACGCATAAAAGATATAGAATGCAAGATATATCTAGATTAGAAGTTAGGATTGCCAATTTAGAATATTATACACAACTTTCATTGTTGGAAATTTCTACAGAATCTTTATCAATAAAAACAAATGGTGTAGATAGATTTAAATGTGGATTTTTTGTCGATAACTTTAAATCACATTCTGCACATGATGTAACTAATCCCCTGTTTAAGGCAAGTATAGATAAATCAAAAGGATATTTAAGACCATCTCATTATACTACAGCAATTGATTTAATCGGACAGTCTTCAGTTATTGGAATTGGCACAACTTCAAATGCATCCTTAGATTATAATTACGATGAAATAATCCCTGGACAAAATATTCAAAGAAGTAAAAAAATAATTACACTTCAATATAGCAATAAAACTTTTGTAACAAATCCATTTGCAACTAGAATTGAGAATGTAACTCCATTTTTGGTTACTTCATACACAGGAATTATATCATTAAACCCCTCTTCGGATACCTGGGTCGATACTAGAAAATTGGCGCCAAACAGAGTAGTTGTGGAAGGGAGTTACAAATCCACCATACAACAGCTTGATGTAAATCCCCAAACAGGATTTAGTCAGATTGATTGGGGAGCTTGGAGAACTGATTGGATTGGTGTTGATGTATCAACCTCTCTATCACAATCTGTAGAATCTGGGCCTCCTAATGTTTCTGAGAGAGAATTAGTTTCTTCAA